CGACACCGCGAAGATTTACAAGGACCGGGCGGCCGTCGTTAAGTCCTGACACGCCGCGCCTCGCAGAAGGCCAGCAATCCAGGGGCGCGCCCCTAGAAACGAAGGAAGTTCCACATGGCAAACATCGTGAAGCCGGGCCCGCGCCCCCTCATGTTCCTCCTCACGGAGGCCACGGGCAACCGGAGCCGCGACAATAAGACGGTGGCCGCCGGCTCCGTCGTCGTCTCTGGACAGGTGTGCGGAGACGTCACGGCGACCGGCGCCACCAAGCCGCTCAACGTCGGTGCGTCGACCGGCGAACAGGTGGCGTCGTCCATCTCCTGCTATCGCTACGACGCGACCACCGGCGCCATCATGGGCGCCTTCATCACCTCCGACGCGGAGTTGATCGAGGAAGAGCTGTATTGGCCCGTGGGCATCACGCCCACCCAGAAGCTCGCCGCCGTCGAACAGCTCCGCACCCGGGGCATCAAGATCCGCCCGGCCAGCTTCTAACCCGCGGCTGGCCCCGCCCACCTCTCAAGACAGGAACCGGAGCGCAACATGCTCGACATTTTCAATAACGATGCCTTCTCCGTTGTCGCGCTCACGGCCCGCGTCAACGATCGCCCGTATCAGCCCGGCCAGATCGGCCAGCGCGGATATTTCAGGGAGGATGGCGTCTCGACGCTCACCCTCGCGGTGGAGCGCGCCGAAAAGCAGACGCTTCGACTCGTCGGCCCGACCCCGCGCGGCGGCCCGGGCGAAACCCGCACGTTCGGCGAGGGCGATCTGGTGGCCTTCACCATCCCGCACTTCCAGCGCGAGGATTCGGTGCTCGCCGATGAAGTCCAGGGCCGCCGTGCATTCGGCGCCGTGGCGGACGGAACCGACTCGGTGGAAACCGTTCTCGGCCGGATCGACTACAAGGTGGATATCCACCTCCGCGACTTCGATTTGACGATTGAGCACCAGCGCGTCGGCGCCATCAAGGGCATCATCACCGACAAGAAGGGTGGCGTGATGGCCAACCTTTACACCACGTTCGGGATCGACGTGCCGGAACCCATCGTCCTCAACCTCTCCGACGACGAACTGGATCTCTGGGAACTCGGCCGCGAGATCGTCTATCGCTACGAAGATCTGATCGATGGCGCCTATGATGGTATCGATTGCTGGATGGGGCGCAATGCGTTCGATCTGTTCGCCAAGCACAAGTATAACCGCGACGCCTACAAGATCTTGCAGGATCGAACGGCTCTTCTCGGCCAGGGCTCCATCAACGAAATGGATCTCTACGGCATCAACTGGATGCGCTACCGCACCGGCGCCCGCGCGACGGCGGCGAACGGCGGCGCTGGCTACATCGGCCCGAATGAGATCCGCTTCGTGCCGCGTGTCCAGGGCGAGGAAGCTTTCCTCACGCGCTTCGGCCCGGCGGACTATCAGGAGACCGTCAACACGATCGGCCTTCCCCGCTACGTTCGTCAAATCCCCATGCGCAACGGCAAGGGAACGGAGCTCGAGATCCAGACCAACGTGATCAATCTGTGCACTCGCCCGGATTGGCTCATTGCTGGTACGATCACCTAAGCGGGAGCCGTTCCCGCCTAGCGCGGGAGCGAAAGCATGTCCGACCCCTTCGCCGCCGCCGATGCTCTGTCTTCGGCGGCGGTTTCCGCTTTCTACGGCAAGCGCGTTCGCCTCATTCCGTGGAACCCGGGCGGCAATTGGTCCGAAGGTGGGCCCGACACCACCCGGCCCCAGGCCGACTTCACCGCGATCGTGTCCGGTGCCGTGGGCGTCCAGAACCTCAAGGGCGAGGCCGGCGGCGAGAACTTCATGGGCACCATCATCGTGCGCGATCGGCGCGTGACGGCCGATAACCGGGACTGGCCGGCGCACGCGCGCCAGTTCGACCGGATCCTCTCCCTCGAGGAAGAGGGAACCCCGCTCTATGAGATCCAATCCATCGTCCCCGACCGCATCAACCGGACGTGGGCCAACGTCGTGGAGATCGACCCGTGATCCGATCAGTGATCCGCTTTCTCGTCCGCGAAGCCATCCTCAACCGCACGATGGCCGGCGATCTCGTCAAGGACTCGTCCATTGCGACGCTGGAAGACGCCTTGAAACAGAAGGTGGCGCCCGTCGTCCTGATCTACACGGAGGACACCAACGCCAAGCCAGACGCGAAGGAGATCTGGCAAGGCGGGACGGTGGATCTCACCATCTTGATCGCCGTTGCCGGCGGCTTCACCGTGAAGGTTCCGAAGGCTGGCGGCGGGACGGAGGACGTGACGGAGTTCCGCTTCCCCGCGACGGACTCGACGTCGGAGTTTTCGATCGACACGATCGAACACCAGATCAAGACGGCCCTGATGCACCCGGGGAACCCATGGGGCGAGCTGTTCCGGCGCTTCGTGACGGGCGTGGAGTTCTGGAACAGCCAGCGCGGCGCGTCGAACAAAGAGGGCGTGAAGTTCGCCGCCCGCCAGATCGTGGCTCGCCTCCAAGTCGTGGATGATCCGGTGCCCACAGGGACCGCGAAGGGCGCCTGGGCCGACCTCCTCAAGGCCATGGACGAGTATGAGCCGCCATCGGCCGACGAAGTGCTGGGGCCGCTCCCTGCCGCCCTCCGCGCCCTTGTCGAAGGCCGGCCGATGCCGGCGGACTATGAGGACGCCATCCACCAGGGCCTCACGCGCTCGCAGACCCGCGCGATCGGGCTGGATCGCGTCGACTTCGACGTGGAGGGGCCGCCGAACGAAACGGCCAGCTACGTCTTCACGCGCCTCGAGCCGGGGCGGCCGCGATGAGCTGGCCCCAGGCAGTCGCGCGCCTCGAGCGCCGGATCTCGGAACTGGAAGCGCGCCTCGAGAACAGCGTGCGAAAGGGCAAGATCGCGGAAGTCGACCACGAAAAGGGACTCGCCCGGATTGAGGTGGGAGTCGACTCCGATGGCAAGCCGCAGCTCGGCCCTTGGCTTCGCACCTCGCAGATCGCCGGCGCGCTCAAGATCCATACGCCGGCGACGGTGGGGCAAACCTTCATGCAAGTCGCGCCCGGCGGCGACTTCGAACAGGGGCTCCTCATCCCGCTCGGATGGAGCGACGGCAACCCCAGCCCAGGCAAGACGGCCGATCCCGTGATGACGATCGGCGCGCTCACGGCGACCACGGACGGGGACACGCTCAAGATCTCCGTTCCGAAGATCGTTCTGGAATGCGGCGGATCCACCTTCACGCTCTCCGGTGAGGGGCTGGATCTGGAAGCGATCCTCAAGGTGGTGGGCGCCCTGATGACGCACAACGATCAGAACGTGGGATCCGATCACGTCCACGGCGGCGTCGTGCGCGGCGGGGTGCTCACCTTCGGGCCGCAATAGCGCGACGGCCGGGGCCGCCATATACTCCGGCCGTTGCAACGAAGGAGGCACACATGGCCGATCTGGAAACGAAGCTCTACCGCGTGACGGATGCCGCCGGCTTGCGGCCCGAAGTCGCGGGCCGTCGTCGTCGCGTCGGGGATGAAATCCCCCTCACGTTCGACCAAGCCGAATATGAGATCTCGCGCGGCGTCGTCGCGGAGGTGACGGTCGAAGCCGAAGCGGCGCCGGCCAGCAAGAAGGCGAAGGGAGCCTGATTCATGGCCGGGTTGGACGATCAGACGGGGAAGGTTCTGGGCGGCTTCGCGCACGTCGTCCAGAGCTTGGGAATCATCTTCACCACGTCGCTCCGCTCTCGCGTGATGCGGCGCACCTTCGGATCACTCAACCCGGCCGTGCTCGGCCGCTCCATGACGCCGCCGGTGATCCTGCGCTGGAAGACGGCGCTGATCATTGCGATCGAACTCTGGGAACCGCGATACCGCGCGGATTTCGTCTATGACACCGGCCAGGACACCAGCGCCGACGTGCGCGCCGGCCAGTTGAGCTTCGTGATCTCCGGCGCCTACCTTCCCCGCGGCCATTTGGGCGATCCGACGCCGGAAGGTGGAATCCAGACGGTGAGCGTCGGCCAGCGCACCGGAGGCCCCGGTCTAGCCGTTCGGTGACACGATTCGGGCCCGATGCTAGATAGACGCGGACAGGAACCGCGGAGCGCATCATGGCCAACTTCACCACCGCCGACCTTCCGAGGCCGGTGATCGTCGTTCCCCTCGACTATGAGGCGACGTTCCAAGATCGCCTCACGGATCTCGTCACCCGCATGCGAGATCAGGGCATCGATTACGACGTGCCCATGTTGCAGACGGATCCCGGCGTGATCGCCGCCCAGGCCGCCGCATATGGTGACATGCACTTCGTGGCGCGCCTCAACGATGCGGCCCGCGTTTCGGTGCTGGCCTCCTTCGCGGAGGGAACCGATCTCGAGCTCCACGCGATCCGCGCCGGCCTCACGCGCGCGCCCGGCGAAGAGGATCCCGAACTCCGCGAGCGCATCCGCCTCACATACAAGGGCAAG